GCAGTTTTGTTAGGACTATATGTACCATAAAAATATGAACCAACCATTAAAGTTAATATTGCAAATAAAACTTTAGTAAAGTACCATGCTTTGTGTACCCATTTTTCCCATTGATGTTTACTAGGCATTTCCCTCCTTTAAAACTTTTTTAATATCTTTTAAAGTTTTCTTTTTATCTAGTGTAATAACATACCATTTAAATCTAACCTTATGTTCATTAGAAGGTCCGACCCAATCTACATCATACTCTCTTTGAAAGGATAGTAATCCTTTTAAATATAAAGATACAATATTATCTAGGTTTTTTTCGCTGTGATCTTTAGGAATTGTAGGTGTCTTGAATTGACCTTTACCTTTTACTAATAATTTTAGTAATTCTTTTTGTTTAGCATTTAGTTTCATTTATTATATAAGTCCTTTATTGATTTTTCAACCTCGGTCAGAGATTCTTTTTTCTTTATAGTTCTACTACCTATGCTATAAGCAATGTAAAAACCTAGCAAGGTTATAGGCACACCTATAAAGAACATAATTAGTCCGTGTGTCAAATTCATACTATTAATATACAGTAAATTTAGCAAAAAGTCAAGCAAAAAAAACCCTTATAAATCAACTATAAGGGTTTTTAAATAAGAACAAAACGAGAACAAATTATGCGTTTTTCATAAAGTTGTCGTTCCAGTTAAATGCTTCTTTAACTAGATTCGCTGTAAAACCTTTGTACTCGTTATTAACTTTTTTGTTGACAACTGCAATCAAAAATTTTGCTTCTTCAGCAGATAATCCTTCTAACATCTGAATAAAAAGTGTTTCTCTTTTCTTTTGTGTTAGTGAATTGTCACCACCTTTTGTAAAAAGGTATAGTCTTTTTGCTTCTTGACTTAATAGTGTATGCTCTGTACCTAATGGAGCGTCATTTACCGTATAAGGAACATTAGTTCCTTTTGGTAATAGCCATTCTATATTAGGATCAAACGCACCTTTTAAAACTTGTCTTAAAGGTACTGAATCATTATCAGTTAGTACTTTTAATTTTCTAGGTTTATCTTTTGCGTTGTTTATTTTTGTAGCAATCTCACTCATTAAAAGTGGTATTGCTCTACCTGAATCTTGTAGTGCTTGCATACCTCTTTTAGTTGTTAGTGCTGGGTGTGATTGTGTTGTATTTGCCACATCGGGATTTGCAACAGTCCCATCGGCATTTCTTCTGATTATAACCATTATTATTCTCCTTAACAGTTCTTTTGAGGTTTAAAATTCATCTATAACCTCAATTAAAGTTTTAAGTTTTTTATTTATAAAGTAACCTAGTATTTTATCTCTAGTTGCTACTTCAACATTATCAAACTCACGATTTATATTGCTTTCTAATTCTTTAGGAATACAATTTAAATCAATTAATTGTCTATTTCTTTCGTAGTTTTTTTGTTGTACATCATTAAAGGTAGGGACTACTTCATTAACCCATGCCTCTATTTTCTTTTTAGTTAAAGGTGTTTGTCTTCTACCTTCAATAAAAACATTGTCATCTGATAGAATATTTGGTATACCATCGCTTCTATCACCTTTTAAAATATGTTCTCTAATATATAGACTTGGGTTTTCATCCTTACCTACAAATTTATTAAGAACAGGATTATATTGTCTTATTTTTTCATTATGTAATTGTATAAAATCTTTATCACCAGACAATATAAGTATCTTTTCTTTTATTCTTCTACACAAAGCGGCAATAATATCATCTGCTTCTGCTGTATCTACAGCAATCACTTTGTAAGGTAGAAAGTCTTTAATCTCTTTTTTAATCTTTGCAAGCACATCAAATATAAACTCCCAATCGTGTTCAGATTTTGCTCTATTTGCTTTTCTACCTGCTTTATAGTTTGGAAATGCTTGTCTTCTCCACACATTACTACTGTCACAAGCGATAACCATTTGACCATATTCTTTTCTAAACTTTTTATTGTGTGCTCGTAAACTATTTAGTATCATATGTCTAACAAAATCTTCATTTAAGTCAACGGCTTGTCTACCATTAATCTGCACCATCAAATTAGAAATCATTATTTGGTTTACATCAACTATAATCATAAAGGTATCATACAATTACTACAAGCAAATAATTCTTTAAATATGCCTGTCATTAATAAAGTTGCTAAAGCACCATTCAACATAATTAATGCTCTGTCATGCCATAGTATTCCTACCCACAACCAACCTATTGTTCCTGCAAAACTAAAATATAAATCAAACATATGAAAACCACCAGCCGCTCTAAAGCAAACTGCTGTAAGTATCAATACACTTGATAACCATTTTACATACCAAGATAAATCATATTTAGGAGTGACTTTTTTAAACACTCTTGTTGATTTTAGTTCTTTAATTTTGTCGTCTAATTTTTTGTATTCCATAATATAATTATATCACTTTATTTGCTATTTGTCAACCTTTGGTTTACTTATGAATATCTTACCATAATCCATATCGGTAACCTGTTTACCGTCAGGTAAAGTATTTATTTTAGCAAGAGCATCGGTAATCGCTTGCATTGAATGGTTCCTACCAAAATCTCTTTTAATTAAACTTTTAATACTTTCAATAACAACTGCTAAATCTCTTAAAAAGGTATGACTTTTCATTTTAACAGCATTCTCTTGTAGTAAATGAATCATATGTAGAGTAATATCTTCTACTAACTGCTCAATAAATATATTTTCTTTTATTATTTGTGTCTTTTCAGCACTTACTTTTGGTTTAGGTTTTGCTGGTTTTCTTGCTTTATGAGCAGGAAATTTTATAAGGTCGCCCACGGAGTATATCCCTTCTCAGCGGCTTGTTCATCATCTACACCTATTAATTGATTTACTTCTGGCACATAATGTTTAAGCATTCTTTCAACACCTTCATGTAAAGTCTTTTGACTCATAGCACAACCAGAACAGGAACCAGCCATTTCTAATTTAACAATACCTTTTTCGTATGATAAAAAATTAATTATACCACCATGCATTGCTACATTATCTTTAACATTTTTTTCTAATACTGATTTAATGTTTTTGATAATTTCTTCATCACTTCTATTCATTATTTCCTTTTTCTTTTTTCTAGTTCTCTATGTATCCATTTTACTGCTTGATATGATGTAGGTGCTCTACCAACCATACCTCGTATTCTTTTATGTACAGTAGGATTTACATCTTCAGCAGGCTCATTGTTATCTACAACTACAAAATTTCTTGCACCAAATATTCTTTGTAGTCTGCCCATATTTTTTTGTATTTGTTTGTGACTATTAATTATTATTGCGTCTGGTAATTTTCTAGGTCTGTTTCTATTTCTCTCTAGTGCTACATCTAAACTTGTATTTACAAAAACCATATGTATATCATATCCTAGGTTTCTTAATTTCTTTGCTTCTTGTTGTATCTTTTCAACATCCCTTGCTGTGCTATCTATGATTAGTCCTAAACGACCTTCAAGTGCTTTACCTAACTGCATACCTGCAATTGCTTTTGATTTACTTCTTATGTTATCTCTTTTTTCAATTTCTGATGGTGTGTGATCTGCAAATTTTAATGACATCTTTTCTTTATCTAACAATCTAGTAAAAGCAGTATCACTATTAATTACTTTTAATCCCATACCTGATAGTGCCCTTGCTGATACCCAAGATTTACCTGACCCAGGACCACCTGCTAAAAAAAATGCTTTGAATATAGAAGGATCATAGACACCTTCAGTTATGTATTGTTGAAATTTTCTCATATGACTATTTATGCGTAGGTTTTTCTACTGGCAATCCCCCATTATCAAACCATCTTTCATCATCTGTATATCTGTAACCATTTAGACTTTTATGTAGTTTACCTTTATATCTGCTACCGTCTTTTTGAATAAGGCGTACATCATATAAACCACCATAAATTCTATCAATGTGAATATACTCGTCACCGTCTTCATCTTTATGCCTTTTGGCATTGTCATAAATTTTAGGTAACTTATGTATTGAATTAGGGTAATGAAAATTAGTATAAGGTATTTGAGGTTTATCAGGAACCCATTTACCGTCTTTAAACAATTTTCTCGCCTTTAAAATTCACTTCACCTTTTTCCATAAAGTGTTCTACTAACTGATTATAACCACCTATTAACTTACCATCTATTTGTATCTGTGGCATAGTTCTAACTTGTTTACCTACTGCCTTGTACAATTCATCAGGTGAATTAAAATCTTTACCAAACATTTTTTCTTCATAGGTTAAGCCAAGTTTTTTAACCATAGTCTTGGCCTTATCACAAAATACACAATTTGGTTTACTGTAAATTGTTATTGTCATATTAACCTATTCAGTTTTTTCTATTGTTGTTATACCATCTGGATTAGATATAATTACTTTATCTATTGCGTCAGCAGCAAGTTTATCTATATCAACATTACTGTTAGCGTTTTTAGCGATATACTCAGCAAGTTTATTTGCGTCACCAACACCCATTTTTAAACCAATATAAACTCTATATTCGCCTTCTGGTGTTTCATAAACTGCTTTTTCCCACATTTCGTAACCTTGTATCATTGTATCTTTTACAATATTTACAATAGTTTCTTCAATCTTTGAAGCAACTTCTTTGTTACCTTCATTACCTACTTCAGTAATGTATAGATCAGTTCTTTTATTCATCTGACCATGTAGTTTATCAGCAAGTTCTGCTTTCGCAATCATCATTGCTTTTTCTATTGCTAACTGTAAATCAGGACTTGAACCTTGACCTACTGCATAGATATAAAGATTAGCATCCCTATTTTTAATTAAACCTTTTTCAACTTTAGCGTCAATGTACCATTGTGGCACTTGGTTTAATACTCTTCCTTCTTCTTTCGCCTCTTGCTTAACTTTATACGTCTGTTGAGCACAGTTTGTTAAAGTTAAAGCGAGTAAAGCGATCATTATAGTCTTCATCATATATTTATTTACTCCTTCACTTTGGTTATGATTTCGTGAGTTACCTCAATTACTTTTGCTAAATCAACAACATCTGTAAAAGCAGACCATTGCGTTGTGATTATAATAACAGCAGCAACTAGCACTATTAATTTAAACATATTATTGTTTCTCCCAAACACCATCTTCACTTAAACAAATCATCCCAGGTGTTTTAAATGGATGATCTGGTCTTGCATACGGTCTGCAATAAGCAGGGTTCGTAATTCCTGAATAATAAAACTGAGCAAATAGTTCCCAATAATTAGGACCATCATAACCGTCTTTACATTCTAATTTTTCTTCTTTAGTGGTTGTGGTTACACCATTAATTTCTGTATTTGTTATAACAACTTTAATCATGCAAGGATTATTATTTAACCATTCTGATTTTTCACCTGCGTGTGATCTATTAATCCAAGTAATTAAACAAACTAATGTGAAAACAATTAAAGCAACTGCATATAAAAATTTATTATAATTCATTATTGTATATACCATCTTCCGTCAGGCATTTGACACGCAACACCAAACTCATTTTCTCTTTGAATACCATACATCGGCCATTGTCTTGTAATACTTACAACTGACTCATATTCACTACATTTTACACCTTTAACAAGGTAAGTTCTATTAACTGTAATTGATCCCCAATTACCAGTAGTGTGACTACCCCAGGTTACATGACTTCTTTTACCTGGTGATGTATTTAAAGTATCTACAAATACTGCTTTGTGTACATTCATATCGTCATCATAAAATAAACTTGCACCTGTCCATGCACCTAGTACTGTACAGGCGGCTGTTAATGCAATACCAGAGTCTAACATAGCACGACAAGTACCGTAACCAGCGCCTGCACCTATGACACTACTCATATGTGATTTTGTTTTATTACTAGCACAATTAGTTAGCGATAACAACAGTAATATTAATAATATTTTTTTCATTGGAATAAAGGTGCTAATATAATTGATAATAACATTAATGGTACTACAATAGATAGTGGCCAAAAATCTAACAATTCTCTCCAAAGTTGTTTGTTTTGTTTTTTTTGTTTCATAATATCTCTTTTTATTTCTCTCATCAATTTATTAATAGGTTCATCTTTTTGAAAGTTAGGAAAACCTAGATCATTACAAAGTTTAACTTGATTGTAAACTTCTGATACTGTTTTCTTCTTTAATGTGACATTAATTGTTTGCATTACTTACCTATATGTTTAATATTGTCTTTTGATATAACCTGATAACCACCTTTGTTATATGCAGGTGCAATCGTAAACTTTTTAGATTCTTCTAGTCGCCAGTTGTTTACAGGTTTGGTGCCGCCAGACGGAATCGAACCGCCGACCTTCTGATTACAAATCAGCTGCTCTACCTGCTGAGCTAC